CTAAACGTACCTGCAATAGTTGGGTGAGAAGCGTTTATTAACGAAACTCCATCACCTGTTTTGAAGGTAGCTACTCCGGGTAGACCATTATTTAATGGTGCTGCCCCTTTAACTTGTTTAGCGTTAGCCATAGATCTTGCCAAAGCTTTTGTATAACGAGAAGAAATTCTGTCATAGAGGTTGTCCTCCATAGCTTCTTCAGTTATAGCAAATGCCAAAGCTACTGTCTCATGAGTATAACGCGCAGTGAAAGTTTCTTGAGCTTCATCAAATGAAACTCCAGCACCTTCAGCTTTTACGTCAGCATTAGCGAATCCTGATAACATAACTTCCTCTTCGAAAGCTCTGTCACTAGACTCGGTTGCGTATATTTCGGCAGACTCATTGTCATACCGTTTGTATTCCAGCCCAAATAGTGCATTTAGGCCTGGTTCTAGTTCTTTGACTAGCTGTGCTCGTGATATTGCCATATTATGCTCCTATATTCCTGTTGCCAATGAACCGACAAGGTATTGATGTAAATTTACCTTGACGATCACCGAACAATAAGCGGCTGTTTGGTCTTTATTTTCAGGGTCGTCTGCTATTCTAACCATTCTCAATTGCTTAGCAGTTGTTGCTGCAGTTGAAATGCCTAGAGTTAGAGATGACTTACCATTGGACGTACTACCAGCACTAGCAGTTGTAGCATAAGTTAATCCAATTTTAGATTTTCTTAATGCTAGAGTTGCTCCTAATGTGGCATCTGTACCAATCATAAACTCCTGAAGCGGGTCGTCGTTAACAAACGCTGTAACGTCTTCACTATTTGCCGGAGTAGTTGCGGCTGGGTAGTAATTTACCCATGTAGGTTTTAAAGTTGTTGCAGCATTATAAAATACTCCATTCAACGTTCCTACACAAGCTGTCCCAGCAGCGGCTGTAACGATGTATCCACCAGTTGAGGCGTTTATATCAATTTTTACAGGCTCTCCATTGTAAATAGCAGCAGACTCAGCAGCGTCGATTTCATATGCAGACTGTCCTTGAATAGCTGGAGTATTTCCAACTCTCATTACAGACTGTAATCCAAACCCGGCTGTGTTTCTATTTGCCATAGTATTGCTCCTTGGTGTTTACAGTTTTACCTGTAAACGGTTAATTTAAATCGTTGGTTTTAGAATTGTTAAAAAATTAACTTTTCTTTGTACCACCGAAGGTTACACGTGTCTGTCGATCAATATTGATCGGCATACTTGGGTGCTGTTCCCTCATTAAATCGTTGTCAACTGCTTCGTCCCGAGCTTCCGTTTGTTTTTGGAAATATTCAGTACGTTGCTTCGCAATTTCTTCAGGTATCCTAGCCAGCAATAGGCCACCAACTCCAATTACCCCAGCGTATTTTCCGTCTTTAACAACAGGATAGTCCGAACCTTCATATTCGTCAGATCTCACTAATTCCCATCCAGATCTTAATTTACCTGCGATGTTCTTAGTGTCATCAAAACCAACACTTTCAGCTCGTATCCATCTGTGCCTAAAGCCTTTAGGCGCTGGTGGTGCATCTAGAGATGATGGTGGAACCCATACTTTTGGTCTTTCAGATTTAGACCTTGTTTGGTTCGCACGGGAAGTTATTTTTTTTTCGTTTTTTTGCATATGCTTATGCCTCCTTCGTGATTTTTAATTGTTTCGCATACTCTTCAAGCGGCACTCCTAATTTTTTAGCAATTGCTACCTGGGAGGAAGTGAGTCTCACAGTTTGGCGCCCTGGTTTAACGCTTCTTTTCGCAGAAGCAACCGTCTGAACGGGTTCGGACGTATTTACTCTACCACCATTCTCAAATTTATGCGGAAAGTCAAGCTTTATTCTTCGATCAACTTCCTTATAATATTCATTTGATTTAGGATCAAACCCCTCCTTGTTTACTAAATCCTTATGAATTTCGAACGCGGTAAACGTCATAGCTCGGTCGGAACCAAACCATCTGTTTCTAGACGCCCAATCTTCAGCTTGAGGATCAGGATTAGGTAACTCTCTCGGAGTTTTTCTTGGTAAATATTGTTCATCAGAAAGTTTAGGTTGAGGTTGTTGTTCAACTTCCTCCTGATATTCTTTTGTTTGTTGAATTTTAGCATTTTCAAAAGCAAGAGTAGCAATCCTTTTATTTGCTTCAACTTGAGCCTGTGCATTTCCAGATTCAATGGCACCAGCTAATTCTTTTTCTGCTGCTTCCATTCCTGTTTTTACATTTTCTTCAAGTTTTTTATTATACACAGAATCTCTTTTTACAAAATGAGATTCCATTTCTTTTCTATTAGATTCTACAGCTTTTGCATAATCCAAAGCCGCTGCTTCTCTACGTTCTGCCTCACGCATTTTACGTGTCAGTTTAGAGATACGACCTTGAACCCCTTTACTATATTCTTCTAGTTTAGAATCTTCAGTAGACTCTTGAGATTCTTTTTGTTCGCTTTCCTGAACATCAGGCTCGACATCAGATTTCTCAGATGTGTCATCGGTGCTAGGACTGTCTTGAGTAGTTTCTTCATGTGTCTCCGTTTCTGTTACTACTGGTTCTTCTTTTGTTTCTGGTACAGTTACATCAATCTCTGGTCCTGATGTATCTATATCAACTAGCTTAGCGCTAGATTTTTTTTCTTCTTCTGGCATAGTTCCTTCCTATGTTATATTTCATGCAAGATATCCTCTGGATCCTTGATGGTTGCTAAAATTTCGTCGTCATTCAGCAAGCGTACTTCTCCGCCCTGTATTTTAATACGAGATCCTGCATAGCGTGCAAACACTACCCAATCTCCCTTCTTGCACCACGGGCCTTCTGGAAATTTTTCTTTATCATATGTTTGACTTCCCATAGCCAATACATTTCCACAAGTTGATGCAATAGATGCTCTTTCTACAGCGTCATCAGAATAAATAATTCCTCCTTTACTCTTTTTTGATGCTTCAAAAGGCAGTACTAAAATTCTCCATCCAACAGGTAATGGAAGTTTCTCCATTTCATTGGTAATATTTTTTCTTTTTTCTTTTAATTCTTTTTTATCTTCTGCGTATTGATCTAATAATGCAGATTTATGATTTTTTGTTTCGACTGATGTCGATAACGGTTCCACTTTGCTCATCTTTTTGCTCCTTGGCAGTTAGCAGGTTAGAGATATCCTGTCGCACTAATTCTAATGCGTTAATTTGACCGATAATATACTTGTATTGTTCAAAGTTGTCAACATTTCCGGATGTAACACTCATAGCTAGTTGTTGTAGTCTGGCTTCTGTGTTTTTTTTAACTTTGTATAATATTTGTAACGGATCTTGCGCCATTATGCGTTTTTTCTCTTTTTAGCCATTTTTTTAAACGTTTTAGCTAATGCTTTTGCACGACCAGTACATCCTGGTTTCGTGATTGGAGTACACTTTCCTTTAGTGCCTCTTTTTTTAATTGATTTATTAACGTCTTGAATCCAATTAGAACTTCCACCTTCTTTTAAACCAATTCTTCCACCTTCTTTATAAACAGATAAATGAGGAGATTGTGAACTCAAAGGTCTAGTCGGTCTTTTTTCTATAATAGGACTAGTTCCTTTAATTTGAATTCCGTAGTCAGACATTATGTTAATTCTTTAACGATTCTTTTCTTTTCGTCTTTTAAATTCTTTTTACCTTTTTTAGTAAATGCTTTTTCAGCATCTACTCTTCCAAGTTCTTCATATTTATTAACATCTCCACCATAACGATAGTTTGCTCTTTTACTTCTACCTTTAATTTCTTTGCCTGGCATTACGTGCCTTTTGTAGCTCTAGACTCGTCTCTTCTAGACGCATAGCTTTGGGACTTCGTAGATTCTTTTCCTCTTCGTTCCCCTAAAGATTCATCAAGTCGAGCGTTAGCTCCTTGCTTTTTAGGTGCAGAAGATCCTTTGAATCTAGGTGGAGTCCATCTTGTGCCATAATCGTTTCTCATAGTTCCTCCCTTAATTAATTTGTCCAACCGCCTTTAGGTCTTGTTTCTTTTTTCCATCTTTTTCTATTACGTTCAGTATCGCTAATTCGATGACCTTTACCATGTGCTTCTCCAGTATCACTAAAAAATGTGCTTTGTTTTTTTCCTTTTCCGCCCTTTTTTTTAGCCATTTCATGAGCCTCTTCAGCTCTTCTTTTATCATAATTTTTCCACTGTTTATGAACGCCCATTACTTTGTCAGCGATAGTACCTTTAGTGTGTGCCATAGTTTCTCCTTATATTATATTTGGTTGATAATGTCTACTTCTTTCTTTTG